AGAGAAAAAGCAATATCTACAGCGAATACCTCCGGCGCGTCTACGGTTACATGGGCCCCAATGGGCGCCTTCCCGCCGCCCAGCGGCCCATCGGGGGCGATGTGGTTCTGGACCGCCGCAATGAGATCCTCATTGGCTGGCTGACCGTTGGCATCTATGACGAGAACCTTTACCGTCCCCGGTCCGTTCCAAAGGGGGATCACATACACTGATCCCACCCCCGGCACTTCTTTTGCCCAGCGCTCATAATCTTTCTTGGCCCCGCTGAGTGGCTCGTCATATGCGGCCAGTACCCGCTCCCGGAAACTGTCATCGTCTTCCATTTCCGTTCCACCTGTGAACGGCTCCGGATTAATAACGGAAGTCAGGCCAGCAATTGGCTCGCTTAAGAGTGTGATGGTGTTGGCAGCTACATTGCCTACCGTCCCCGGCTCCATGCATTCCACTGCCGCCGTGGCCGTCCCGTCACCGCCAATTTGCACCCTTTCTTTCGTCTGAAACTCGATAGCCGGAGAAGGGCCAGCGGCCTCCGTCAGTACCACAAAACCGGCAGGAATGACAGTCCCGGGTTGGCCCGTGAAGACTACTGTACCGCTGGCCGGAGTGGCCGGATGTCTAAATACGCCTTTCATCTCGCCCAGGAAGTCTAAATACTGCCCATAGCTGGTCTGTGGGAAGCACAGCCGCAAAAAATGCTGGAGCTTGAGCTGTACCAGCTCGGCTTTTTCTATAGCGGTGGGCCGGGTAGCATCCCAAAAGAAATCCCCTTCCTTAGTGCTTATCCCAGGAGGGGCTTTTTCTAACATCCTTCGATGTATTGTTTCTTCGTCTTCCTGCAAAAAATCTGGAATAGGTAACTCATAAGGCACCCAACCTCACCCCCTCAATACGCGCCGGCTCTCCAATGACCGGCACTGCTGTAAAGCTAACGTACAGCTCATCAGCGTGCCATTTAAAACTGAAGTCCCTGACCAATTCGGTCCGTGGGTCTGCCAGCAAAGCCTCCGTGATGGTCCTCTCTATTTCCATTTCCACCAAGGCACGGTCTGGCTGTTTCCTAGCTTGCTCGACTTCCACCCCGTAATTCCAGCTATACGCCAAACAAGCAAAGCGTTCAGTTAAGACCGTTTTCACGCACCACTGCACCCAGGCCCGGTGGCCGTCGGCTACCGCAATCCTGCCAGCAGCATCCCGCACGAAGTCGCCTTTTTCGAAGTCAAACAAATAGCTTTCAGGGTATTCCGGCTCTGGCTGCGTCTGTTGTTGTTCTACCAGTTCCGGCATCTCAAAGACAGGATAAAGGTTGGGCATTATGAGCTCACCACCTTGCTTATCACGATCGGGTCTGTATGGTTGTTCACCCAGGCCACCAGGACCCGGTCGCCGGGTTTGAGTTCGGGTTTTATTTCGATAGCAACCTCGTTGATCTCCGCAGGGTTAAAGGAATATTGCGCAAGCCCCTTTGTTACAGAACCAGGCAAATGGCTTCCGCTACTGTCTACAGAAGCGGCGGTAGTGACCAATCCTCCCGCTTCCATACAGGTTTCGATCCCTAGTAAGGAAAATGCAGGCAGTATAAGTTTTGCCGTCCACTCTGAAATCAGGTATTCCTCCTGTGGTATTGGCACGGCAAACCGGTCTATCTTTAGGCTCATGTCAGGCTGTATTATGCCTAGTTCCAGCGCATCAGGCCTAGCAGTTTGGCTGCTTATCCTTTCGGCTATCACTTGTGCCAGCTTACTTGCCCCGCTGTTAGCCAACGTCCTCCACCTCCATTGTCATAGTCCGGTTAGAAGCGTCGTGGGCCACACTAGACACTATGTAGTAGCCGTTCAATGTACCAGCCACAACTTTTACCTTGTCACCCTTGCGGAGAAAGGGCAGATCCACTGATTGTATTCTGCGTTGCTTCTTTGGCTGCCCCCGCTCATTCAAAATGTCCTGAGCTGCGCTTTTAGCCGCCGTTAGGTTGTCATACTGGCGCTGATATACTACTTCCTGAAGAGTACCGAATTCCGTCCTGCCGTCCAACTGGGCTACCACTGGGGCTTTGCCTTCACTGTCTTCGGCACCAATGATTTTCACCCGGGTGACAAGGTCCTCAATGTCCTGCTGATCCTCAATGCTCTCCACATTCGTATCGGCAGTAAATAAATAAACCGGGCTGTTTTGTCCCGGTTTAATAACATCGATTTTGCCTTGCTTGCTACGTACAATCCACTTTCCGCCGCCTTTCTTCTTGGCTTCATTCAGCACAGAATAAATCATGTCGGCCAGAGTATCTCCTCTAAAAACCTGTTTGGCCAACGCCACATCTGGCCCCTGCACTGTTCCCAATGGCATCCCCCACGCTTTGGCAATGTCCTGGATAATGGCCTTTGCGGTCTGGCCAGCCTTATAGAAACGGTCGTCTTTGCTTTTCATCAAGTAGATGAGCTGGTCATAAGCCGTGATTGAGAAGTGCCCTAAAGGGTCTGTCTGGTAGTCCCAAACGAAGATAGTGCCCCGAAATATTTCCTGCTGGCCACTCCCCCAATCGGCATAAAGAAATATCTGGCCACCAAGCGGTATGAGCTGGTGAAGCCATTTTCCACCAGCTAGCTGCTGGTTTTGCAGCTCTGCCTCCAATCGTACCGCAAGCTCGCCGTCATTTTCTTCCCAGGACAAGCTACGAGTAACCGGTTGCAAATCTAATTTCTGCCCATCAGGACGGAGCAACACTAGGGAATAAGAAATTTTTGCAACGTCTATCATTCAAGCTCACCTTTTCATGGAATTCTCAATACTTGGCCAGGGTAAATCAGATTAGGGTTTTTCCCGATCACACTCACATTTGCGTTATAAATTTCTTGCCACCTACTGCCATCGCCTAAAATGCGTTTCGCTATTGCCCACAGACTATCCCCAGGTTTCACGGTATAGGTTTTCGGCGGAGGCGGTGCCGGTCTTGGTTGCGGAGCACTGGCAGCTGCAACAAGTACAGGCGCCTCGGCCGTAACAGCTAATTCCCTGGCTTCCACAAAGCGCAGTGAATACCAACAGTCCCCGTGGCCACCAAGCCATTCGTGTTCAAAACTGTCGTCGCCGTCGAAGTAAACGTCATGGTTGATAGGGGTTTCCGTTACCAGCAGACGGAGCTTTGTCCCTTCATTGCGCCAAGCTGACAGTTGGCCTACTAGTTCTTTAGGAGGTCTCCACTCTTTCACCATTGGCAGGTCTTTTCTTGCTTCTCCGGGGAAAAATCCCTCGATCGAAAATCTATTTGGCACTCTTCCCCTGGGGAGGGAGATTTCTCCCAAAGCAATCACATCAAATGTCAGTATTCTGTTGCCCGTTGTACACGTTATCTTTTCCGGATTAACTGAAAAATGAATACGGCTCCCGTCTGGAGCCGTGAGATAAAAGTCCATATTTGGATCACCCGCCTATATATAATAAAGGCTGACTTATTCTTTAGTCTTTTTCCGCTGCCAGGCTATCGCATATTCGAGATAAGGACCTCCCCAAGAAACTATCAAAGCTAATGACAAAAACCACGCAATAATATTTAAAACGTCTTTGGTTACAATAGCTGAAATAATGGCAGCGATAAAACCTGCCACTAATCCCCTCCAACTCCAATCTACAATAGAGACTTTACTACCATCAGGAAGCCTGTGCTTCTCGAAATATTCTTCAAACTTTCGTCTTTGCGATGACATGAAAATAAAGAAAAGAATTATCAAGATTAGAATAAGTATTCCGGCCAAGAGAGATCACCCCTTTATTATAAAGGGGTTCTCTCTCACTTGATCTAACTCCTGCTATTTATACCATATTTTGAAATACTCTCTCCAATTTTACGGCAATTGCTTCAGCAATTTCGTCAGGGCTTGCATTGCTCCCACCCACAGAAACGTCTATATAATTTGTAACGCTAATTGAAGTTTTTGAAGTTGGTGTGCTAGATCCAGCCACTGCAGGAACTGTTATCGGCACTGGTCCCGTAAATCCACCGATAGCATACGGTCTAACACCAAGTCGCCTTCCGGTTTCTTCATATAGCCCTAGTGCCCGGCTTCTCATTCTAGATGACAGTGGAATGATAGCTTCTGGTCCTGCCTCAGCCACCAAAGCAGTATGCGGCCTTGAATAAATGCCGCCTATTGCCCTTCGTGGCACTTCTTCGCTAGACCTAAACTTATCAACTACTTTTGATATTCCCCATGTGACTAATCCTGAGACTCCTCCAACTGCACCAAATGTAATAGTCCCAGCACCAGGAATAACTGAACGAATAACTGAACCAATAGCGCCTCCTCCTAATGCTCCCATTATAAAAGCCCCAATCGGACTACTTTTGATAGTCTCCACAAATCCGTTCAGTATACCTTTGGCAATCTCAAAACCCAAATTCGCTGCAGGCGGAGCAATAATAGGAGTAATCTCTTCTATTCCAGTAGCTAAGAGTTCTCCCATAGTTTTCATTGTTGCGCTTATCATTTCTCCACCGGGCCCTTTTATCCACTCGTTAAAAGTAGTAAGAATTCTATCCAGCGCAAGAGTAACTCTCTCACTCCAAGTCATCTCATTAAAGCCAGGCGTGTTAGTTAAATCACTGAAAAACTGCTTTGCTCTTTCATACATCTGCTCAAATTTTCTACCAACTCGTTCTCCTGCACGTTCAAGCCTTTTTTGAAATTCCTCAAACTTTCCCCCGGAGTCCTCGGTCAAGCCAATGATATCATACATTATCCTTTTGACAGGCTCCGCCATGCCTTTCCCGAAATGCCAGACAGTCAGGGTAGCAGTATCCTTGAGCACAGCGGTCATCCCTAGCAGAGAGTTAGATAATTCTTTCATGCCGCCCTTAAAGCGTTGTTCGAGGGTTCTAACAATGGCTTCCATAGCTTTTTGAGAAGATATGCCGGCTTTCCCAATATCGCCAAGTTCTGATTCTGCAACTCCAAGCTCTTTTGCAAACATATTGAGTGGCAATCTTAAGTTCAAGGCAACCTGTCGTAAGTCTTGCAGGTTCAGAGTACCGGATGAAGCAATCTGAGTGAACCCAAGCAAAGCAGCCTCAATGCCCTCCATACCTGCGCCAGTACGCCCAGCAGCATCTCCAAACGCTGTAAGAGCACGTTTTGCCTGTTCAAAGTTATAGCCTGTACCCATCAGTTGTATAACTGAGCTTTGAAGAAAAGGAAATTCAAAAGGCGTTTCTTTGGCGAACCGGATTAAGTCTTGGAAGGCTTGTTTCCCCTTCTCCACACTACCCATGTAGAAATCAAGGGACATCTGCGCCTGTTCAAATTCACCGGCCAGCTTCAGGGGGAAGAAAATGCCGGCACCCAATCCAGTACCGGCACCAAGAAGGGCAAGGGGACTAGTTATCTTGCTTATAATACTCTTTAAAGTTCCTGTTACTTTATCTTTTGCTTGTAAAGTAACTTTCCAAACTTTTCCGGTTATACCACGTAAACGGGTTTGGACAGACCTTATTACAGGCCATGCCTTGTCTATCGCTCCTATACGAAGCCTTATCTCACGCCCAAATATACGACGTATGCGCTCATTTGCTTTTAGTGCTGACTTTTCAAACCGGTTGATTTTTTGTTCTGCTTGTTTTAACGGCATATCTGTCTGATCGTTAACTATAATCGGTATTTCTATTCTGTAGATTTCACCTTTGGCCATAGTCTGTCCCCCCTTCTACGTTCCTTAATTGCTCTGCTTCCATTTCTAATTGGACTTGCGTAGATGCGAGCATAAAAGTTCTAACTTTATAAGGCTTTCGATAAAATTCATCAGGAGGGATACCTTGACGTTGAAAAATACAATGAAGTAGATAGGCTTTCCCCCCGGCCTTTATGAGTTTTTTAAGGTTTCCTCTGTGGCCTCAGCGTCCTCATCGGCGTATCCACTAAGGCTTTCAATAAGCTCAATGCACTTTTCTTTTTCTCCTCGTTTAAGGACCTTGTCAACCAGCTGCCAGCCCGTGACTACGTCTGCTTTTGCCCAGAGATCTTTATTGTCCCAGATGATCTTTTTGTCATCAGGATGGGTAGCAGTGTAGATTACCAAGCTGTTGAACTTTGCCAAATTGAACTCCCGCGGCACAGCCAGACTGCCCAACCTGCGGTCTTTGGCCACTTTTGTAGCCAGGTCTCGGCATTTTTCAAACTCGCTGTCATCAAGCCCTCGAACCCGGAAAGAAAACAGTTTCTTGCCGTCCCTGATAACCTCAAAGAGCTTGTATTCAATAATTGTTTCCATCGCCTCCAGGACGCCCGCAACATCCTGGAGGATTACATCTTCGTTCTGGATCAAATAATCCTTCTTTTCTTCACTCATGTTATCCCTCCATTATCTGTTGGGTGCCCGGAGTACACCCATGAAGTTTAGCACCGCATCAGGTGCATTGTTCTTCAGGCCGGCAATAACTTTCTGCAACAGCCGGGCATCCCGGATCACGGTTTCGGTAAAAGTCAATGTCACCGTATAACTCTGCGGTATTGCCCAGGTAAGTTTGCTGCCGGCAGGCTGGTAATCGGTGTTGGTGTAGTTAATTTGCGCCTGCCATGTATTAACCTCGGCCAAAAAGTTGCCATCACCGTCATACAGCTCCCCGTTGTAACCCCGAAGAATGCTGCGCGGGTCAAAGTTACCACTGTCTAAAAGCTCCTGCAAATCAGGCGGCTCATTTACCCGAAAGGACCAAGACCGGTTAATAATGTCCCCCGAAGTAACGTTTGCAATGTCAATACTGCCATCAGGTACACATGACCGGAAAACATAGCGTCCATCAGACATCTAAAACACCTCCATTACTGGTTTTCAGCCGGCGGCGCAAACCGGAATTGGAATGTGATGTAAACCTTTTCAGCACTGTCTAAATCGTCAACTTGCACAACAAACCAAGCACTGTCACCCTGTGGCGGATTATTCGGGTCCTCAAAAATAGTTCCTTGAAGCAACGCTCCCTCGGCAATCATGCGATTGATGATACCCTGAGCTGCAGCAATAAGAGTTGCCCGTCCATCCGGGCTGTTGTTAATCTTCCCGATGAGTGGGTCCCAGGTTGCAGCTATACGGTCCATCAGGTTATCCCTGGTCCTCACGCGGCGGATCTTCTTCCAGCCGGCATCCATGTCGGCAGTCACGGTAATAAAGGTGTTGATGCCGTATTCGATATGCACTTGCTTTTGTGCCGACATCGTAAACACCAAAGCACCGCTATTTATTGCCTGTTCAATTTCAGCATTGGTAAGCGCTCCAGCTAACTCGGTAGCATTCCGAACAACATAGTGAGTTAAAGATTCGGTTATTTGAGCAGCCGCAACCATGCCGGCCACTCTTGCAGCAGCCTTATAACCCTCCCTGGTTACACCGTCACTACCCTTGAAGCCGTTGGCAACATAGATGATTGCCGGGTCATTGAAAGCCCTAGCATTGGCTAACCTCGTCGCAAGGGGAACGCTGGTAGGTTCTCCGACAACGCCCAGCACCCGCTTACCTTCATTCCGCACCCGGTCAATATAGGCTTGCGCCAGAGTATGGGTTGCCGTGTCGTCAGTATCCACTGCCAGCACGTTCCAGTCTATTGCTTCGATTGCTGATAGTCCTGCACTATAACTTTCACCGTTTACGGTCGGATCTTGTCCGCCAGTAAGTGGCTGTTGAGTAACTGTTGCTAATGTTCCGCTACCATCTGCTATCTTTGTTGCAGTAATATAAGGGCTATTGGAAGCGGCTATAGCATCAACCAAAGCTTGCGGTTCACCACTACCTTTAGCAAATGGAATCGTCTGCCGCAGGGTTGTCCCCTCGTAAAGCAATAGCTCACGCTTTGTAGCGTCAGTGAGAGAATCCCTTACAGTTACCGCAAAGTCATTACCTCTTACACCTTCATACTTAGCTTCGATTTTCACTACATTGGTAGATTCGGCATCCTGAAGGTTCAAAAGAGCCTTGCCGCCACCAGTTCCTAGCCTATATGCTACTACTCTGCGACAACCCCCGCGAAATGCCTCCAGCGCGGTATCGACAGTACCAGTGCTACCAAAGACACCAATCACTGCATCGGCATTTTCAAGATGCACAACCTCACCCAACGGCCCCCAGGACGACCGGAAGAGAGCCGCAACGATACCCACAATGGCCTCTTGCGGTTCGCCAATATTAGTCACTCGAACATAAACACCCGGGCGCACTTTTTGCTCGCCCACTTGAAATACAGATCCAGCCATTTTGCGCTACACCTTCCTTTTCAAAAAATCTTTGATTGCCTTTTCTGCCTCTGTCTTGGTCATGCTATCTTTGCAAGCTAGCTTCAATGCTCCGGCAACCACTTCTGGTTTCACGCCAAATGAAAAAGCCGCATCGATTAACTCACTGCGGCTGTAAACAGATTCTTGCGCTTTTTCTCTTTTACTCAACGTTTTCCACCTCCGCACCAATATCACCGCTTGCAACAGCTTTCTTTAACTTTTCATGCTGTGCTATTGGCTGCAATACCCCAAACCTGGCAGTTAGTTGCATCTGACCGCGGCGCATTGGGTCGGCTTCGCTGTCGGCGGTAACACGCAGTAGTTCTAATGGTCCATCGTCAGCCATTTTTAGCCTTCGCTGCTTGGCCAGCCCTTCCGTTACCTTTCGTACCCAGCTCAATCGAACTGCAGCACTGGGGGCCAGAATGTGCCCGTTAATCTGGACCTCCATCCAGTTTACTGCAGCTGTGATTTCCGTCGTTGTCAAACGTACCATTCGCCAGTATATCCCCGGTGTTATATCTGCCGGTGTCCATGTTGCCGGATTCGTTTGCACTTCCGGCCATGTTTCCGCTGTCCAGTTTTGCAATGCAGCCACCGGATCTGGGTCGTAAGTCAGCCCATTCAGCCAGCCGAGGGCAAATACCCTGAACCTAAGGCCTCGAGTGATGGCATCCCATTCCTCGTCCACAAAGTCCTGCCCGGCACTGCCCAAGTAGTCAACCAGATATTCCTCGCCGGCATGGGAAAATCTGGCCCGATGCAGGGTGTTAATGATAGCATTGGCCAGGCTGTCCACCTGTTGGAATGTGGTCCGCTTGACGTAGGGCCACACCTCGATAATCGTGGAAAAGGCTGCCCAATCAGTTTCTGGATCCTGGACACCTTCACGCAAAACCAAATATGGTTTTTGAGTATTAGACCCTGCAGCATGAGGCTCATACACTCGTCCTTGAATTTCGGTTATATTATCAATCAAAATCTGCCTTATTGCAGTTCTCATAGTTAATCTCTCCAATAATCAATGACTGTTTGACGGATACGAGACAGATGTACATCAACAGTAGGTCCTACAATGGCGTAAGATTTTGTGCCTGGGTGCATTACTTTCTTGACTGGGTGCTCTGCTCCACGCCAAAAAAGCGCTTTTTTGTCCTTGGGCTTAATTTCGTGCGGAGGCGTTCCTTTTTCCAACCATATTCCATACTCCATACCGTGCGAAATTCCATACTCCATACCGTGCGAAAGGTATAGCACGTGCTGGCCGTCGCGCACATCAACCCCACCGTGCAGGGACTGCCTTGCGTGTCCCGTTCGATCCGTCCAGGAAGCATACTGTTTAGCATAGCTCTCCATAGTGCCGGCCCAGTCTTGCAGCAGGGCATTCAAGCCTGCTTTTTTGCGCTCTAAAAACTCCCTTGTTTGGTCGCCTAGTGCCATCTAGCTCACCTTTTCTAAATCAGCTTGATAGCCGACTACCTGACCCTCAACAATTTGGGGATAGACAGCTATCACCTGAAACTTTCCTAAACCTGGGACCTCGAATTTGTCCATCACGCCAGAACCCGCTTTAATGTCAGCGGTGTACTCAGCGAGTAGTCCCCAACCACGGTCAATGTTTTTTGTACCAGCTAATGTCGAAGTTTCTCGTGGTATACGAGAACCTTGTTGAAAGATACGGACAATAAAGGGTCCAATATCCTCCTCGATTTCTTCAAAATACCCGCCCATGTCTTGCTTGATTGTACGATGGATGGTTATTTCTACGGGATTTTGGCTGATAGTCCATTTAATATGTTGCCGCCGGAGGTTAACTAAATCCATCTATAACACCTCCGGCGGTTCAAACCTCAATATAATGCTTCCCACGCTATTACCAGCTAATTTCCGGTACGTTTCAGCCATTTTCAAAGCGTAATCCATCAAGACTTTCGGGTCAGTCATTTCGTACCTTTCTTGTCCGACAGAATAGCTTTGAAGCTGTCCCAGTTCTCGCTGAATCTTACCGGCTTTAAGCGTCCATCCGGTTGCGGCAGCTTCGTATATGTTAGCAGCTTCAATTAGTAATTCATCTATATCTGCATCCAAAAAACGGGTATCCGCATCACTTCCGCCTGCGGGAATTGGCTCGTCTAATAGTTTCCTCAGCTTTGTTCTCAATTCTGGTGTCGGTGTCATTATCCTTCACCGCCTCCGGCCCGTTGTAATACGGACAGTTATGTTCAAGGGCGGCGGTTTCTTTAGTCCACCGCCGGGCCTCTAACTCTTTTGCACATTTCATAGCAGGTAACATTGAGTAATCAGCGCCCGGCACCCACGGAAACCGGTTGCATTCAATACATTTACCCATTCACTTCACCGCCTTAAGCAGTTAAGCTGATTTCTTGTACGTTTTCCTCCACTGCTGCATAAACGCCTCTGTACGCATATCCGACAATCTGGCTTTCAATTAGTCTAGACAAGTCGCCTGCAGTAGCTTCAATGCGCAGGTCTTGCTTAACAAGCTCTTTGAATCCGCGTTTCGGGCGGATTAAGTAAGCTTTGCCCGGGGTTACACCAGCATAGCTGTAGCTCTTCTTACCAACAGTCACTTCCCAGCCGTCATAGTAGATTACAGTCTGAATACCAGTTACTGCCGGATATACAGTTCCCTCAATCTGATGGCCACCCTTTAGCGCCATCTCAATCAGGTGTTGGTCAGCGCTCGAAGCCAAGAGGACTGTTCCCGGTCTTTTCGCCTTAGCAGCATCAGCAACAGCTTTAACTAGTGTGTTGTACACGCTAACCCAAGCCGGTTTGCCGCTTTCAGTTTGGTAAGCGGTTTTGTTTGCCGATTTATAGCTGAAACCAATAATAGGATACAGGTGAATGTGGTTTAACAAAGCATTGTAGGCTTCACCCATTGCACGGTTCAGGATTTCAACGGAAAAAGCTTCGTTAAAATCCTTCATTTCCTTGGTATATTCAAAGCCCGCAGTATACGTTAGGATTCGAGCAGTAGGTCCCTGTTCAGCCTGCAAACGGCCGAATTTAACCTCTTCGCCTTCCATATGCTCGGTAAATACAACGGTTCCGGTAAGCGCCCATTTTGCATCTAGCACTCTGGGCAGGTTGGCGTCCTGGATACGGTCGTAAATGGGCTGGTAAAGCAGCTGCACCTGTTCTCGGCCAAGCTCCACGTCCAGGACTACCTTCCGCAGAAGGTCTTTGAATTGCTCCACACTGCCGGAAGATAGCATTTCGCCAATAGGGCGGGAAAATTCCAGCGTTTCCATTTCCCCGTTGACAATCTTTTTGTCAAGCTCATAAAGTTTCCCATCCAACACAAATGGCACCTTTTCTGTGTAGGTGCCCTGCCTCCGTGCTTCTTTCAGCACTTCCTGACTATATACTTTGAAACCCACTTAAAACACCTCCGTTAAACTTGCGGTCCAAGAATGAACCAAATTACGTTGTTTTCATCTTTTTCAGCAGTTACACGGCCTGCAAACCTATTTTCGCCTGCTGTTTCAGTAAATACCCCGTTGTCAGCATCCCAGTAAATTGCAGTGCCTTTCTTAAAGTCACCGGTTTCTGCAATTTGGTCAGTCTCAAATTCTGCCTGCTCAATGTTAAGAATCACTTCTGCGGTTTCTCCGGCGCCGGTCTCCACAGATTGCATAGCGCAACCAAGAAAACCATCCAATAAATAAAATTTGCCGGCATTAATCTTGGTGTTTTCCGGCACCGTCACCTTTACGCTTTTTCCATCGCTGATTTTACCGTACCCAATGTTATGAACGGTGCTAGGTACGGGTTGCCCAGTGTATGCCATTTATAACACCTCCGTTATATTGCCTGGCGCTTCACGCGCAAGGTAGTAGTTTCTTTGTTGTCATTGCCACTGCCAATAATTGGCGGCTTATCAACGTAAAACTTGCTTATTGCTGTTTTGATTGTTTCGTCTGCAAGTAGCTTGTCAATTTCCCCGGCAATCTGCTCTTTTGTAGCGCTTTCCGGCGCCTGGAGCATCTTCTTCACCAGGGCCTGGGCCATCTCGCCGGCCACTTTCTCCTTCAGCACTTCGTCAATCAGCTTTTCGCGGTCAGCCATAGCCTTTTCATCAAGGGCCTTTTTGGCATCTTGAACCACTTGCAAAACATCCATTTCCCCAGTGACGCCCAGGGCCTCTTTTACCTTGCCCAGGGTCTCTACTGCCCCAGTCACTTCTTTTAGCCAAGCCGCGTCAATTTCCCTGGCAACATCCTGGGCTTTCCATCCCATTTCACCTGCTACTTGGCCAACTGTGACTTCTTTGCTGGCCAGCATCTGTTTAAGTTGCGCAACAATTTCCTTCCAACTCATTGGATTTTCTCCACCTCCACTTAAAATTTCATCCATTTCTCCAATAGCAACAATTGATGTCGGCATACCAGCACGGCCTAACGGTGTCCAGTCAATGGATAAGGGCCTATAGTCCACCACGTGTGTTTCGCCGCCCACCTGCTGCAGTTTTGGTACACCGAAAATGCTCACTGTTCGGATAGCCTTGGCCTTGATCCAGCGCTTCAGATCCTTAGCAGCAGCATCCACTACGCCCCGGAAGTATGCCTTTCCATCCTTCCAGAGAGCACCAACCCAATGCGTCACCGGTGTCGGAAACTGATGATCCACATCTTCGGGCTTTTGGTGTCCTAGAAATCCAGGCAACCCTTGACTCATCACTTCTCCAACAATCTTCTGCAAAGCTTCCGGCCTGTAGTTCCAGCCGCGCTTTGATTTTCCGGCAGGAATCTCAACCACAACCTCCATCGGTTCTGGGTCCCCGGCTTTCAAGGCCTGAAGATCAGCCCAAGGGGCCAGCGGTACGTCTTCTACTTTCATTTCTCCGGATACGACTGCCTGCACAGAAGAAATTTCCCCTACTGCTTCGGTTAGGGTTTCCGGCGGCTCCAATTCAAGCTCTCTGTAGTGTCGCAATAAATGTCGCGCCGCCTGCTGTTTTTGCTGCGGGGTCAAGTTGGGCTCGCTCCGTGCCCCGGCTAGTGCAGCAGCTGCTGCGATAAGCCCGGCCCGGTTAAGCACAATCCGGCCATCGTCTCGGATTTCGTGGTGAGGACCCCAGCAGTCGGCTTGGGTTAAATCTTTGTTGACTGCTGCCTTGACGACAGCATAAACCTCCCGGACCGCGGCTGCGATTCCTTCTACTTCTTCCTCAAGGCCAGCCTTTAACATCCGCCAGATACGTGATTTGTCCACGCTGCCCCAGTCTGCTGTGCTAACGGTATCGGTTATCGTGAACTTTTCTGGCACTCTTCTCACCCCCTTTCAAGGGCATAAGAAAAGCGCCTTGGCTTTCGCCTCAGCGCTTGTCAACATACTGTCCAGTTTTAAGATCCCGCACTACCAGCTTTTGGTGTATCGGGTGTACCTCAATCCTTTTTGCCGGTGGATTTTGCCGTATCTGCATCTGTGGGCTTTGACTTTGTTTTTCCACCATTCACCACCCCAAACTTGTCGTAGGCCAAATCACGCTTGATCTTCTTAATGTCCTTCTCTGTCGGCTCTACCGGGAAACCTAGGCCTATACCATAGGTCATTTAATCACCTCGCTTTCTTATAAAGGCTTCTCTGGGGTCGGTATGGTTTTCCGGAGTCTCTCCGCTTGAATGTTTTTTTGCCACAGTATTAAAATGCCAAGCCATATCCGCATCATAACGTATATCTTTATGTTTTTTCATAAACTCAAGAAGCTCTTCCGGTGTTTTTAATTTCATAAATTCCTCTTTGTTACTCATTTCCAATTACCCTTTCGATATAATCAAACAATGCTGGGTCTTTTTTCTTCAACCGTTCGGGGTTCATAATATATTCCCGATAGCCTTCACTAAAATACTCCCGCATTGCTAGTAGATTCACCTTCATATCATCTGTAAATATCCCTACATCTTCATATAACCGGCCCTGGTATTCACTAATAAGCTTTTCCATTTCCACTCGTATAATTGGTATGTCATATGACTCTTTATCAAGAATGACATTCGCAAAAGAAACGGATTCGGCTCCCCTGTAAAGAACTTTTAAAAACTGCTGATCATTATACAAGTCTAGTTTAGTCTCTACAGCATGCCCTACCTCATGTATCACTTCCCCAGGAACCGGATTTTTCCCTACTTGAATAATCTTGTTTCTCCTGTCATACCGGGAAACTTCATAACCTGTTTGAATGACTACGCCTTCCAAAATCCTTCTATGTCCTACAGGAATAAGTTTTAAATCATTTTCAATCCGCTGTCGGTCTGAAGTGTCATCATAATTCTTGTCATGTTTAGTGATACGTAGGAAAGCTGGCTTCTGAACTGCAGTACCGCCTGTTTGCCCTTTGATATATATGTCCTGGTACCATTTTTCTATATTCGGTTCACTGACAGGGTTTTCCTTCCAATTTTTAAGCCTTTCCACGAACTTTTCCGGCTGCTCATGGGCAGGTAGGGCAATGCAAAGGCACGATGGGTGGAATGGATATGGTGGCTCTTCTCCTGGAGGATAAACTCCAGGGCCCAAACCATAAAGATTCGCACTAGTTATATTGTCACAAATATCAGGCATGGGATGATTATGCGAGAGCACATATTTCATCCCAATGTAGCTAGGGCTCATTCGTGCAGCTGCCAAGGTTCCTTCCCCGAAGACTGCTGTCATTTCGGTCCTAGCCAACCGAAGGGCCTCATAGCAAATATCCTTGGGAATTCTTCCTCTCATGCGCTCCATCATGTTTGGGTAGTTTGCAGCTAATGTGCTCTTCCCTTGTCTCACATACTGCTGCAACATCCTAGCTGTTTTCACGGCATCCTGCCCGGTGGCCACGGCTTCCTGGATAATGTCCCGCATGGTATTCCTGAATTTTTCTCCCTGCTCCCAGATGCGATCCGACAGGAACAGCCCTTTCTTTGTCCTCGCCCAGCAAGCCTCCACTGCCTGGCGGTTTACCGTAGCAAACATGGCCCGCAGGCCGGCGGTGTCCATGCCCGCTTTCTTAAAAAGGCTCAGGGTAACAGCCTGGCTGTAGCCAGCCCCGGCATCAACTGCCTGCTCAATGTATTGCTCGAATGCTTTAGTGAGGTTGCCAGTTAATCGGTCCGCTTCTGTCCGAAGCGCTGCTTCAAGTTCCTCTAATTGCCGCTTTCTGAGATAACTTGACGGCGTTTTCAGGGCCAGTTTTCGCAGTTCCCTTGCTACTCTATCTGCAGCCCTAATATAAAGACCCCGGATTTCGGGGTCCTGCTTCAAGCGCAATTCAATATACTTCTTCCGTGCCTCCAGTGCCCAGCGCCGATAAGCACCGGCGGCGTCTTTGATTTCGTCTATTTCCCGGGCCATTAGCTTTCAAGCTCCCTTTCAATCTCCTGCCGCTGCTGATCTAGACCTTCTCCGTCCTCCAATCGGCGGCGCATGATCCAGCTCTTAATTATGCGCTCTCTTTCTCCCGGTATGGTTGGGTCATCGGTAGCATACTCCTGCATGGTGTCAATGTACTGCGCCAGCAGGTCCACAGCAGCATCCAGGCTGATGAAACCGCCAAGCAAAGCCGTATTAAGCGCATTTACCAAGGTATAGATGGTATCTGCATACTCTTTTTCATCCCGCTCGATAACGGCATCCCACGTTATTCCCACTTCGTAGCTCTCGAATCTCTTACCGGTAATCTTGCTATGCATAACCAAGAGCATCCTGCTTAGCGTCTGCCAGTTTTCGGTTACCATTTCCCGCTTTCGGGCAACCCTCCGAATAAGAAGTGGCATTTGCTCTTTCACACTAGCGTGGCTGGAGGGAGTATGGACGCCAAAAGCAAATTCCGGCACCTCAGAAACATCCACTATGCAGTAGAACAATAGCTTAAGCAGCGCCTCAGCATCACCAATGGCTGACCGGGCCTCAATAAAGGATGCATCTTCCTCATCCGTAAAGATTAGCAGTTCATGCCCCTGGAGGTTAACGTTAGCCTGTTCTCCCCTCTTAACCTGTTCCAACACCTGCGACCCAAAGTTGTTAAGGATAAATCTTTCGACGTCCTTAAGTTTAAGTTTGAGCCTTGGCGTAGAATGCATTTTGCTTCCCTGCATAGCATGTAGCATTACATCGTGGTATGCCTTCAAGTAAGGCTCAACCGCTTCAAGTTCACTGGCGCCGTATAATTCTGTTTCCTCTGGCTCGTTTTTAAAATGTACTATCGGGATAAAACCCCATGAATTAGGCCTTTCTTCACTTACTAAGTCTGGAGGCGCATCACCTTCCACCTGGACCGTAATCATATCGGCAGCAATACGCTGCGTCACCTGGTATTCCCGTTTGCCGCTATCCCATTTCGCTTTGGCTTGTATCGTATAAGCAACAGGTTCCCTAGTAATCGGGTCAACCTCAATATCCGCTACCTGCTCTGGCGGAATGATGATGAAGTCAATCTTGTTTTCTTCATCAGGGTATAGCGGGTCGTCATTTTCAAGGTTGGCCAACATTACAAAACAATCGCCATCCCGCAGGCAGAGCTGATGCACCCTCTGCATCAGGCTAACCCAGCGGCTTACATGCTCGTCCAGGACTTCCTGAGCATTCTCGTCCTTGCACCGGAAATGCGGCACGCCCATGAAACCGGCCAGAGTGTTTATTATGGGCTTGGCGAAACCTGCCCCCAGTTTATAGTCATCATTGGTGTTGTGATACAATTGCCGGGCAAGCTCATAGTCCACCCGGGTGCTGTTTAATACGTAGGGTACATTCCAATGTCCTGTTAGGATAGTCCCAAACTTGCCGAATATACCCTGTCGCAATTTCGATATTTCGCCTGCGGCTTTCTTAAGCCATCCTTGTTTAGCCATAAATTCTAACACCTCTCAGTAACCCTGCTAGACCTGGGTCAAAGGTTTTCACTGGTGCGAATGCTAACACAACAGCATCAGCCCGGTCAGGACTTTTGAGCCCCCGCTTTTTCATTTCCTTCTTACTTTCCAGCTTGATTTTGCCTTTGCTCGTTATGTTGTATTTCCTCGTAGACAACTGCCCCACTAGGTCCTCATCATCAATAAGTTCAATCTCGTTACTTTTGAGCAGGTCGCGTAGCTGTGCCCATGATTCTGTGCCCCAGTCCTCGTAATGTTCTTTATCATCAGGTACTCCCCCATTGTGACAGTCAATAACCACAATAGGGAGATTTTCTTCTCTCACAATCTCTCGCAGTCGGTCTGTAACCGCACCGCCCACCCCATCATCATCTATCTTGACAATGCACTTGGGCTTCCCAAACTCCTTCATCAACTCTTTTGACATAGCAACAGTTCTTCCAGTAGTGACCATGGTATCCTGCCCCTGATAAACATCCAGGCGAACATGTTTCAGCCCTACCCGAGCCGCCAGAACCGTTTCATCATCACCAAACCTGGCCACATCCACGCCGATTTCCAGCGGCCCTTCCGGCTCCACTTCCCGCATTATGGCAGCCTCGACCAATTCCAGCGGAATGAAAGTATCGGGCTCAGCTTTGGGAAATTCCCCGTCAGCTCGAACCCGAACTATGTCGCTGTTTTCACCATACTTTTTGACCAATCGTTCTCTGTACTCCGGGCTTACCCGCGGGCTATCAGAGCAGGCAACCTTTTTTACCCAGTACAGCGACCGGTTTTTGAAAAACGCATCGTGGAATTCACCGCTGTTCTTAGTCGGGTTGCCACATATAAGTAGCTTAGCATCTCCCGTAGTTAGAGCACCCTCAATAGTCTCAAAGATATTGTCAGGTACTCCTGACGCTTCATCCACAATAAAAAGCAGGTGTTCCTCATGAAACCCTGCTAAATTCTCCGGCTTATTTGCTGTTCTGGCTACCGCAAACCAACGTTCTGGGTGCTGCCGTTGAATAATTCTGGTCTTTTGCCATTCAAAATAGGGTTGTAACGCCGGCGCTCTTTCCAGCCATTTAGCAGCTTCCGCCCAAAGTATGTCATGAAGCTGCTGTCTGGTCGGCGCTGTACACGGCACTTTTGGAAACGGCCGGGTAAACAAAAACCACAGCAATGCCCAGGCCTCCAATGTGGTTTTTCCAACGCCATGGCCAGAACGGACGGCAACCCTAGAATGATCAGCTAAGGCTTGGAGAGTTTCTGCCTGCCATTGGTCCGGCTCTGCGTTTAGGACCTGCCGAACAAAAAGCACTGGTCGGCGAATGAATTGGACCATGCCTTGAATCATTTCCTTGTCAATCTGCTTCGCCATTCCGAGCCACGTCCCAGGCCTTTCTCAAAAGGTCTGCCAAGTTTACCTCAACATTTACGTCCAGCTTGTCTTTGAACATCCCCAGGTGCTTGCCAATCAATTCCAGGGCCTTCAGTTTATCATAAGTTTTGACTTCCCTTTCTACAATGTCGCCATCCTCGGTGGGTATTCTTTTAACTTTCACAGAAGCAATGGCGGCAGTATCTTCCCGGTTGGCATCACCCCGAATAGTAGCCTCATCCATGTTGATTACATCGCTGGCGTTTACAAAGGCAATCTTGGCCAGCTCTAGAAGCACCCTATCCTGGTTTATCCCGGTTCGACGGGAACGCTCGGCCATCGCCTTATCAATGGCGTTTTTTATCCTAGTTTTTCCTAGCAGCTCCGGACCGATTTTCCCAGCATTTTTAACACTGTAACCTGCTCTGATGGCAGCCTGAGTGGCGTTTAAGTCAATCAGGTACTCTTCCACAAACCTTTGCTGTTTTGCAGTTAACTTTGCCACTCTCACCACCTCGCTTTATAGGCATGAAAAAAGAGCCCGGAGGCTCTTAACTTAACTTTTTATTTTTTCTATTCTATACAAAACGTTTTTACTCGGCTCTAATGCGTAAACTTTCCTCTTTTCTTTAATAATCCATTTATTTATAGTAATATATACATACTCTTTGTGTAAATTACTATCTTCAATTCTTTCGCCTATATCATTCCACGCATTATTCTCTTCGATTTCAACAAGTCATATGGAAAACATTTTTTCTTCCATTTTGTTTATCCCCCTTTTTGTTTTTTAATAATTCGGCAAAAGGGATGATTTTCCTGCAAACCAAAAGCCGCCCTCATGGACGGCTCTTTAGTTTATTAGGCTCCAAACATCTGCATTACTTTTTTCCAAGCTACTGCCTCTCTTCCAGAATAATTCGGCGGCAATAACCCATTATTTTGCCTACGAAGTTTTTGCTGATATCGCTTTAATTCTTTGATAGCTGTATACAACGCTCCTGAATTTTGTTCAAGATATTGTGTTGGAATTCTGACCACTTCCCATTCCGCTCCAAGTTCCTGTCTTATTTCGATGTCCCTTTGGTAATCCTCTTTTTTATGATGTTTGTGCATATATCCATCAATCTCTAATATCACTTTCTCGTTTGGCAACATAAAATCTGGTTTATGTTTTCCCACCGTTGGATGAATTTTTACTTTTGTCGGCACTCTTAACAATTCTATTGCGGCGATCATTTCGTGAGCACTGTCAAACGCTTCAACATCGCTCAATGCTTTTTCCCTGACTACTTTAGCTGGCTCGAGGTAAAGATACATTTTGGCATTATGTTGCTTTTCAATTGTCCTAATTGCCCTTTCCCACATTAGCTCCATTCTAAGCTTCATATACTCTTGTCGCTTAGCTTCTAATTCTTTGGGATGTTCTATTTTACAATCCGGGCAAAAAAGCCTTATTTTAGGATCTTCCACATACGCTTGAACTAACGTCCCACATCTCCAGCACTCAAAGTATGGCATGTTTGCTTTCACCTCATAGCGGCTTCGCCTATCTATTATATATTTTGTATCTTTTTTTCAAAAAAGTCGTCGCAAAAAAGTCGCAAAAAGTGTTAAAATCATATCATAGTAAGGCGAGGAATTGAAACTGAAAAATGCGAGGAATTGAAACAGTATGGTATGATGTGGTATTATAAATACAGAAAAAGCATAAAATACAAATGACCGCAGGTGTTGCAGCACCTACGGTCGGTGTACAATAGCCGCTTGAAGAGCGGTTGGCTTTACGGGAGACGGAATAGACCGCACCCCCTACCACAAGGGCGGTCTATTTCCGTTTATTAGAGGATATGATCAACACGACGAGTGTCGCGAATGAGATCATCAGCGATAGCGACTGATAAATATCCATAGGCATCACCTCCCTTCCGAGAGGCTAGCCGACCGCCCTTGCAAGCCGTTCTATTGTACACGGAATATTATAACATGTTACATTAAATGTAAAAAGCACCCTCATGCAAGAGTGCTTTTTTATTTTGGTCAATACCACCCAAGTTGCTCCGCTATCCCATACACAAACCCACTTCTGTACCGGTGAAACGTCGCCCGATCTATATTCAGCACATCCGCCATTTCATCCGGACTCATATCGTATCTATTCCGCCCCTGCATCCTCTCAATCAATTCCGCCGGCGGCTCCCATCCTACCAAGGCCAGCCCGTACTTCACCCAAAGCACCCGCCGGCACTCTTCTTTCGCCCGAGCATAGACGTCCTCGATGGCCTTGGTGATCCTCTCCATCTCGCGCAGTAGTACACTGTCTGCCAGTTTCGTAGCCCGGCGCTCGACTATGCTGGTGCCGGCGTATCTGTCGCCGACTACGGCTCCGTATGCTTCGTGCAAACCCCCAGCCAAGATGATATCCCGCCGCAGTTCCTCTATCGCTCTTAAGGTATCATGGTATGCATAAATCTCGGCTTCGATATGCCTGTAAGTTGCTCTTTTCATCTTCATCTTGCCACCCCTCCCGGTCAATGATACAATTTTCATAGGAGTAACTACCTATACCCCGGAAGGGGTTATTTTTTATTTGAGCAATAGATTTGCGTACTCCTTTATTTTCCTATCCGCCAATTTCTGATCGGACACTGTCCAATATCCTCTGCCAATTGACTTGTATTCCTCCCAGAGCCTTATCAATTCTTCGATTTCCGCCGTTGTTAAGTCGCCTTTTCCTTCTAGCTCCACAATCTTTCTTAAAACCCTTGCTCTTCGTTCATCCCTTGCAATATCAGTTAAAGCGTCAGACATGTTTTCCCTCCTCCTGTTCCGGGGTCATGCGACCATCCCCTTTTTGGCTTTCAGAATTTCTCCAACCGACACATGAAGATACCGTTCTTTGCGATATTGCTCATAGAGATCAATGACTCGCTGCCGGTCACCGGCCATGATATCAACCACCATTCTGGCCACCAAGGTGATGCAAGCCTCGTTCATGGCGATTCCCCCCTAGATATCCCGCCGACAGAAATCAATCTTTGGGTAAGCACACACTGGGTATTCATCGCAATTCCTGCACACGCAGGTTTTGTTTCTACATTCTCGACATTTGCACATCTTTCATCACCTCCGATCGACCAGCTTCCCACTCTCGATAGAGTTCAAACCAATCTTCTGCTCTCATGGTAATCAACCAAGAACAATGATTCTTTCTGTGTGCCACTATAGGGATTTTCCCTTTCGCTGCGTCCCTAACAGCTTGATCCATAGCGTCATGGATATTCAGTTTTTCAACTCGTTTGACCTCGACATGAATGCCGGGAAGGCCTATAACATCTTCCCCTTCAATACCTGAGTATTGTTGTCCACGCCTAGCTTGATACCCCTGATTTCTACAGAACCTCGCCCATTCGAGCTCTCCACGCTTGCCCTTGGCTTTGCTGCTGGTCATGTTCTACCTCCCATTGAAGCCAGTTTTCCTTTGCTCGGATACCGAACTTTCCCGCGGCACTCAAAACATCTGAGTGCTCGGCCGGACAACGGGACAAACACTTTCCCGCAATCGATGCATTTCTTTGGGCGATGACGAGCATTCAAAGTCAGGCCGCTGCGATTTTCTTTTTTAGCCATGAGCCTCCACCTTTCTTTCGTCACCACTAGGTAATTCAGGAAACGTGAATTTTTCTGCGAGCGACGAAATCATGCTCTTGATTGTATCTGGGAGCATAGTTCTCTCTTTTTCTCGCCCAGCTACCTGTTCGTACATCCTGATAAACTGCCCACGCAATACACCTTCGGGATCCTCCGAAGTGCAAATCGACTTCCATCCCATGTATTGCACCGTTTTCCTGGTTGCCTCTGACATGCTGGCCAGGGCCTCACTTTCGCGGTAGTAGCCAAATCTGCGAATAGCATCTTTCACTTCGCCCCAAGCCTCTGCAGCAGACATCAATCTTGGGGAAGTGATGCTAATAATAGCTTCCCTGAACTCAGCGATCGATGGCGGGAAAGTTTTCTCGAGAATGATTTTTTTTGCCGCAACATTTGCCACTTCGTAATCCACATCTTTGAATATCTCATGCCAAACATGGACTTTTAGGTCATCAACTTCAAAGTGCGGATATGCCGCCGCGAAAACTGCAAGGATCTTCGCTACTTCGCCCTTGGTCATAGACTTCTCCCTCCTCTCGCTCGTATTTCTCAACGAGCCGCAATGCATTGGCTACGTTTCTGGAGGTTTGTCTTGTCTTTGGTGGTTCACGTCCAAATTGACCAGACTGGCGTTTCATCTGGTTTTCAAGCTGGATACATTTTTCCCGGAGCTTGCCGGCTGAAAGGATGTTTGCCTTCCAAAAGGCGTCATCTTGGGAAAAATCAATTAGTTCACGAATCTCTTGCCAGCTGTAGCCTTGACTGCCTCCTGGTGGACCAATCCGATGGAGCCTATCCATTTCTTGGGCCCATTTTTGCATGAGTGGATCTTCAGGATCGTCCCTGGGCACTCTGGCCCTTGGGTTATTTTCAAGGATGCGGTTACGTAGATACAATGCAGCTTTATAAGGTGAGCTGTCTTCGTTATATTTGGGCTCCTTGATGTTGTCACCTGAAATGTCGTCATCAGAAGACTCCGGGGTTTCTTGCGGCGCGTCCGGGCCCGGAGGGTTCGGACTATTATCTTCTTCTCCTGATCCTGTTCCTGTTCCTGTTCCTGTTCCTGGTTTAGTATAGGGTTTTGAAAGGGTTTCGGAAGGGTTCTCAGAGGGTATGTCAACCCCTTTAAGTATGCTTTCTATGTATTTGCAGTATTCTTTTACGCAGTCTACAAAGGGTTTAAACAATTTACTTTTAGGTATCTCGGCTAATTGTTTATTCAAACCTTTAGCCTGGTTTTCATTCTCAATAGGGTTGTA